GTCAATATGGTCTGACGCCGACAAGGTACGACATTTTCGGTAAATGCCAAACCCAACCTAGTTTTACGAACTTTAACGCGTGCGGTTGGGGAATGTCTCATCGTAGTGGGATCGACAATCCCAATAACGTATCAAAACTTAGAATTAATAACATTAGACTGCTACATCCACTCCTTAAGCCGTGCTAACACTGGGGCCGGCTGTGTCACGATCACACAACATATCAAGGAGAGGGCTATCGACAAAATCATCCAATTTCCAATTGGCAACAGTTGAGGCAAATATTTTTTGTGAAGTTACGGTCCATCCGTATGTGTTTTGCAAGCTACACATGATATCCGGTTCAAACTTGGGTTGATAATCGACTTCCAAGCGCAAATTCCAGTCACCTTTTCTTTGGATATTTATCTCTTTATCACTAGAAAAGTATGCTTGACTACCGGAGGTTAGCTGAAGAACTCTGTCAACAACGACTCGAATAGGGGGTAAATAGTAACATGTTGCTTTGAGACCGAGGGCGATTCCCTTCAACAAACTTTCACGTGTAACATTGATGGGTGGATTGTTTATAAATCCAAACTTAGACAAAACTTTACCAGGCATAGGACCAAAAATTGGTTTACCATCAATGAAGTAAATCCGACAAGAACAAAATTCGATTTCGTGGATCGAATCTCTATACATTGCTTCACTCTTAAATCCAAGCTTCAACATACTAGCAACAAAATCAATTGTCTCAATAGTGTTAATGGACATAGCATTATCGTCGCCTGCCACAAGCATACAGACATTACTTTTCAACTGTTTTAAGGTCCAACCCAAAGCATCACAGATAATGAATGAATGCATAAAAGCGTTCTGCATAGAATTGAACAATGTAGTATAGGGGTCACCTGACTTTCTTCCGCCTGGAAATTTATACTTAGCACCATGGAAAGTGTATCCATTAGTGTTGCTATTTGCTAACATCAATTGTATTAAAGCAAAGGGGCAAGAAAACTGTTTGGACACCCAGACCTCTAACAAGCAAAGATCCAAAGAAACTGAAGAATCAAAAGTTCCGATGTCATCTTCCACCAAACGCCACCATTGATTTAAAACAGCAGCTGCATCGGTGGAGGTTATGCCACAAGCGAAAACCAACCAATTGTCTTTTGTCCACACTTTTTTAAAATGATCCTGAAGTGCCATTATCCAAGGGCCCATAAGTGCGATAAAAGCGGGTGGTGCTCCTTGTATTGCCCTACCAGCTTTTCTTTTCCGACCAAATGGCGTCCGATAATTAAGATTCTCTTTCTTTAAAAATAGAGATCTTCGGACAAAATCCTTCACTTGTGACAATGACAATTTAGAATCTTCAGAATAACCGTTTTGTAGCAACCATTTCATAACATCATTCAATTGAACTTTCACGGAGGGTGATGCGTTACTACGTTCGATATATTCACTCCAAGGTACGGACCTGATTTTTTTTACTTGATAGTTCATAAATTCAGGGAAATTCTTTTTTACAAATTTTAAATACTTGGACATGTACTTCGGGTCAGGCTCAGGGGTTGCCACAACGACGCGCTCCTGTAATGTTCGTTCCTCATTAATTCGCGCGTTCGCATAACAAACAGGCCGATACTTATGATCAAAAGCATAGACATGTTGTCCAGTACCACGAACTTGAATTTCATCATCTACATCTTTGTACTTGTACATGGCACCTTTTTTTAACAGTGGTGGTGTGTGTCCCTCGGACAAAACAGTATGTTTATATGTTTTCTGATCATCACTGTTAGTCCAACTACCGTTATTTCCATTTAAGGCTTCACGCAACCGTAACAAAACCCTAGCAAAAATTGGCGGTCCAGCTGGTTTTGCAATTATAGGAAAAAGGAAATTCAGTATTTTTTTGCTTGTAATCTATTTTTTCTACTAAAAACCTTGGTTCTGGGATGAAATTTGGCATTTTAAATTCTGGTTCGTGGATTATATCTTTTTTACACACATCCTTTTTCATAGGATATGCCCATGAATTCTTTAAATATTTTTTAAAAGCTTCCAAATCGATTGGTATCTGTCGACGCAAGATGTAACGATACAATTTCGCATCAGTGCGTGACATCGTTTGTCGTATAAAAGCCTTTATCCACAACCACCACTCCAACCATTTTCTTTTCACCCATACATCCATATCATCCCGATATAGATCCGAATTGATTCCAACTTTCCTATACCTAATGGAGGGCAAACACCACAATGATGTTTCGTCATAAAAATTTGGTATTTTTTTAAAATCCAAATTCACAATGTTGTAGGGCAAATTATTATAAGGATTTAACGTTTGATGTTTGGAATGGAAAGAATGCCATGCCAATATAGGACACCAGCAGGCCGAGTCACTTTCAATTTTAGAATTATCAAATTGGCACAATCTGAGTAAACGAATGCAATGTACACGGGTTACTAAGAACACTTCCTCAGTTAGTTCCAAATTCATCAACATAAACGTTTTCAATTCATCAATAAGGCCTGTCGGAACCTGTATTTCAAAAGTTTTAAAATCAGTGCCAAATATTATATCGCCAAGGATTGATTTGGAGTATTTTGCGAACAAACGCTCATCAATAACAATAGTCTCCAAGTCGACTTTCATATCCCTGTTTTTGCTATTAGTGAGTATTGCTCTTGATTTTACCAGGCTAACGGTTGTTCCTCCCTCCCGCAACTTGTCCTGTAAATCTACCACCAACAGCTCCTCTTTCAAAATGTCCGACAATTTTTCTTTTTTTGGGTTCCTCGTGAAAGACTGGTTCCTCGATTCTTGCTTCCAGTCTGACCTTTGATACTTGCTCCTCTCTGGGTTTTAAATCTTTATGCCTTGCCACTGCCGTAGCATAAGTTTTATTCAAATTATGTTTAACAAATTTGGTTTGTCCTTTCCGATTTATCATGCGCACTTTCTCAGCGACGGGAGACTTTATTTTAGTATTGGATTCGAAATTTTTTTGTGCAATAGGTGTCGGAGTACGTTTCTTAGCTCTGTGAGCTTTTTTCTTAGCTGGTTCAGTGGCGAAGCTCTTATCCAAATTTTTGTTTGCTCTGTCCATTTTATCACTCAAAACCTGCAACCTAGGACCTATTCGATGCGGATCAGATATGTTTGCATTTTCCCACGATTTTCTCGGTTGTTTCTCATTAAAGGGTTTTGTGGTGGGACTATGAACTACTAAAGGAGGTGGTTTGAAGTGTCTCAAGTGTGGTGGGACTACGGGATTTTTGTTGGCCACCAGAATCTCATCCCGAATTTGCGGCAAATCCGGAAAATCTTCATCAGATATGTAGGAAAATAAGTTGCGCTCATTGGATCCTGCCGCATTAATCCGTGGTGCACGTTTGCCAAACAGAGACATATATGTGTCGAAGTCGCGTTCAACTTTCTCGTTTTCGGTTTCATGCTTGACATCATTCAGTGATTCGAATCTTATTTTCAGCTGTTCATCAATATTTCTAACCCTAACAACTTCATCATCAGCCAATATCCCGAAAACTTCTAACTCACCTACCACAGGAATATGGATTTGACCATATTTCTTCACCAGTTCCATAGACAACATTATCTCGCTACGCATTCCATGAGAATCCATGCCATACGTATCTGGAACATTGGACAACTTTAAAATTTTTGAGACACTGGTATATTCATTCCATTCCTCATCATTTAATTCTTCTTCTTCATCACTAGGGGTTATATCTAGGGCGCCATTTAGAAAATGAGCTGCTGTGTCCCTGGTTGTGGATGGGTACCTACTACCTGCTATTGCCACAAGAGTTATGCATGGACATTGGTGAAGAGCACTACACATACCTCCAACATGATTACACCCACAAAAAGCACATTCGAAACTATCCAAACAATCACAATACACGTGATGGGCAGAATTATCCCTCAATACCGACA